TTAGCTGATTGACACATCTACATGAAATTGAGTTGAGTCTATTCTCTCGTTATTGGAATATATTTTTAGCATGCTATTAAAGTCTCCATTGCCAAAATAATACAAATCAAAAACAATATCTTTACCTGAATTTAAATCTAAGGTAACAGTTCCTTTAGAGTATTTTTGTTCCCGGTTATTATAGATATCGTATTTCTTAATCAATAACTTTCTAACTTTTATATCCACTTCCTGAGCGGTTACTTTCGGTTTATTGACTGTAATAAACATAGGCGGCTGTTGTTTACTTTTATCCCACACGTTTATAGGAACTTTAATTTCTTTTTTTTCTGAATTAGTTAATGTAATTCCACCAAACGCTTCATACCTTTTCCCTGGACATTCACAAGCCTCTTGTGCAGATAGAGCATAAATATCTACTTCTTTATCTTTGAATTCCTGTGATATCCAATCTTTCTCAAAAAAAACTGACAAATTTTTATCCTTGACACTATATTTCAACATATGGCTTGTTACAATATCTGGAGAATTTTTTATACTATCGGCTTCAATTAAGTTAGAATCATGCTTATAAAGCGATTCTAGATTATGTCTATTGGTTGTATTATAAGAATTTGCTTGAACAACATTGGAATATAAAAGAAATGACAAACATATAATCATGCTGTAGATTTTCTTATCAATATGTGAGTAGCGACAATTATATCTCATTTTTTCTCCTTAAAGATTTTAACTAAATGCTTTGTTGGTGTTTGTTTAAGTCATTAAAAGTAAGGTCCAATCATTTAATGAACATTCGCTCAAATAAATACAAAAAGCCCTCCTGTAAGAGGTTAGGGGAGCCAAAGAAAATATACCACGGCCGTAACAATATTATCTATATTAACTACTCTATTCATAAATTTTATGTTAATTATTAATAGTAATCACTCACATAATCTTCTCCATGAAGAGCTTTATCTGGTTCCCGACGGATATCATTTGCAGTTGCTTTTTTAACCCAAACTTGATTCATCCAATAGCGAAGATTAGAGTTATAAGTGTTTGCATCCCAATTTAGTTGACGATCATATTCATTTAGAATATTTCTAACATTTAAACTAGATAGGCGAGTAGTGCTAGCACTGACTGTGCTACCAGTGTTTAGAGCAATACCTGTAGTTAAAAGTGCTAACGCACTAACAAGGAATAATTTCTTTTTCATATTAATTCAAATACAACTTTCTTTTTTTATATGTCGACATAATACCATTATATAAGTTTAATATAATTAAATCAATATTATATTATATTTTATTTTTTGTGAAAAAAATTAAAAACCGCCCAGAAATTATCTGAGCGGTTTTGTCTTATCTCGGAGCTTTACCTCCTATCTAAAAGTACCAAAGTTGGTCACACGTCGTCCGTTTTCGGAATTTCCGACGGACACATACCATCTAACACCAGTAACACTGATGTATGTCACCCAAATATAACCATCTGAGTCAATCCAACCATCATAGTTAAATTCCATGTTTTCGCCATAAGTTGCCACAATTTCTGCATCTAGACGAGGCGCAGAACGGACGTTTAAAGCAGCAACACGAACAGTAAAAGTACCTGTTTCGGGGTTAGCTACATAAGTACCATCTGACTGTGCAACCACTGGAGCGCTTGGCTCTGTCACTGCTGCTGGCGTACTATCGTAAGGAGGGTAAAACCAACCCAAAATATATCCAGTGCCATCTTCAAATGGGCGGTCAACATATCGAGCTGGACCACCGATGTAAAGGGCGTCAGCATTACCATCCACGTTTTGCTCGATGTTATGCAGAACATATCCGTCTGACGTCACAATAACTAATCCAGTATGACCGTAACCATGAGCATAGGTCACCATCACAAAGATAGCCCCAGCTCGTGGATTAACTCCAGGAGCATTATAGACCACTTCCATTCCTTGGGCAGCTGCACTATCTAGTAAGTCAATAGCATTGCCCCAAAGGGCAATGCCAAAATATTTTGTCGTGATCCAGTTTGGCAAGTCCACGCACTGCGTACCGTAAACATTATCAAGATCAACTCCTTGGCCAGCATCCGCTAATCCTTTTGCAAAAGACAAGACTTCGTCTAAAGTTGCCATATCAGTTACTTCCTTTCTTCAAAAAATGGGCTTAAAATCAAAGCAATCACAGATAATGGCACATACAGTATTGCGATTGCTATAACTAATGCTAATCGTGTGACTGCTTGTCTCATGCTACTCCTCTTCTTTTTGTTTTAAATCAACTTGTGGCGCCTCGAGTTTAACACCTGTTTTATCAATTTTGATTGTCGCAATATCAAACTGGTCTGTATCACGTTTGAGCTTTTCGAAAAATGATCTGACAAAACTTGGCATTGGCAAACCTAGTTGTCCCCAATTTTCTACGATTGAAATACCATAACAGGCGATAAAAAATAGGACAAAGGCGACTGCTAAAGGCTTAGCTCCGAGCAAGATTAGGTAAGGATAGACAGTATAGACTAACAACACAACTAAAAAGTGTTTAATAATGCCAGATAGCCCTTTTGTACTGTTTGCTCTCTTATTAGTAATACCTTTTGTCAGTCCTGTAATAATGTCAAAACAGACAAAAAGCGTAAAAACGTGGATTTCGACGGTACGAACTAAATCCCCGAAAAGGTGAATAAGACTTGTTAAATCAATAATCATCTAACCACCTCAATCCTGCTTAACTAAGTCCGCATACTTAATGACTGTGACTTTATCCTCTGATTCTAAGTCCTCTAAGGTCTGTGTCTCATAAGTAAACGAGTCGTTGACATGGACAAAGACTAAGTTGCCTTCGCCAGCTTGCTCTTCGTGTTTATCGTCGACCACCGTAAAGACATCATAGGCTTGATACTCACCTTTTTGGGCTGGCTCGATTAGCTCAAGCATGCCTTTATAAATGTCAGTATCAATCTTGCCGCCGCTCGTTAACATGTGGATGGTTTGCAAGTTAATCATCTTCTGTGTACGCTCTGCGGACACCTTAGCTAGTCCAGCAGCTGTTTGAGCAGTCTTGGCAGTCTTAGCAGTTTCCTGTGAGATTTTTTCAAGGTCGTCTACTTTTTGCACGGCTTCGCCCATAGCGATTTCGACGTATTCAGATTTTTTAAATTCTTCGAGCACTGCTGTGATAATGTCTTTATCATTTGTGCCTGTTAAATCTTTTTTAACAAGTTGCGGGATAACAGCGCCGTCTTCTGCAGCAATAATGACATGTGTGCTTGCGACTGCTCCTGTGCTGTCAAATTGTGAGTATTTTCCTGTCACTTTCCAATTTCTCATGGTTTTTCTCCTTTTTTACTTTCTTCAAATTGTTCCAAAATGTTGTCGATAAGAATGATTTCAGATGATGTAAATTCATCTTCACACTCTTCTAAAAAGTTTAAAAAGTCAATAAATCGCTTGGAGTACTCACCCCCTTTAATCACAATTTCTTCGTCTGCTAGCTCGTTGAGTAGGTCGTTGAGCTCGTCGAGTTTAGCGGGGTCTGCTAGCTTGATGTTTTTGTGCTCATCAATGACAAATTTGTCATCTTTATCCTTAGCTGCATACATATCAATTAAGTCGGTCTCATCTTTTGCATACTCATTGATTTTATCGACTACTTTGGCAAGCAGCTTAGCACGGCCACGATTAGCACGCATATTAGTAATTTTGATTTTGTCTAGTACACGATATAGTGTATTGAGTTCTTTATTTTTTAATGTTAAATCCATTGTTTCTCCTATTAAATTTTGTTGATATGATTATTTAACTCGTTAGTGACCGCATTTGTAAAATTGCTATGAGCGGTATTCCAACCGACGTTATTTAAGTGCTTCCAACAACGGCCTAAGGCTACTACGGCCGCATACAAGTCATTCATATCGAGTACTTTAGTCATTTTGTCCGGCCTAAATTTAAAGCCTCTATTGATGCTAAAGTCATCTGCAATAAGTACACTATCACCATAAATTTCTGTTTGGTCGACTGCCGCAGTGTGGTTGTAACCTGTAGCGTGCCTAAAGCAACGCATACCCGCAAAACGTCCAGATGACGCACTGTTGACCCCATCACCAGATGAGGTGATACCTATGGCTGCATAGAGTGCCGAACCTGTATAACCTTTTGGTGTGGCATTACTAAAATGTACAAAGGCAGTGTGTGTCGTCCCTGCGGACCAGAGCGTTATCACGACTGTTAAAGTTGATGGTCGCATTACTATTAAAATCCATCTTAGCCGAGCTAAGATCAATAAGCATAGCGCCATTGCGTGCCTTAATCACTTTACCCTCAAGCATGTCAACAATCGCATAGCCAATTTTAGCTTTGATAAAGTTAGCGTCTAAACCAACGATACTACTTGCGTTAAGGTTAATCACTCTAATCCTAGCAGCGTCAATCGTGCCTGCAATAATCTGATCAGCCCTAATCTTGATAGCCTCGGCTATTTTTGTGGTAAAGGTGCCATTGACAGTCGTATTGCCATCGAGAGCGATGTGTTTACCTGCGATTGTTACTCCGTAGGAGTTGAGGTTAATTGCTGAGATAATCTCATTACCAGACATTTTGGCATTAATGCCGCCAGCCTTTTGGATAGCTAATTTAATGCTGTCTCCAGCGCCACTAATAATACTCATGACACCATCTCTAGTAACCCGCTGCTCAATTTGTCCTGCTAGTTGAGTAAGGCGTGATTGGATTTTACCAGTCGGGGACCCCACATCACTCTGCAAACCTCTAATTGTATGGGTTAAGCTACTGTAATTATCTTCCGCATCCTGCAAACGCCGCTGATAACTGTCTAAGTCTTGCTGCACACGACTGACAGCACCTGCCCTGTCTCTAATCTCTTGTGAGATTTGGTTAGCAGTGGTCTGTTGCACCGTTCTTAGTCCGCTGATTTTAGACTCGAGTTCTGTCCGCATACCTTGATTTGAGCGAGTAAACTCAGCACGTAAGCCATTGAGTTTGTTTTCGTAGGCCTCGGTCGTGCCGCTTGAGGTTGTTGTGATCTTAGCCGATAGCTTGCGCAACTCATCATCATACTTTTGCGATAGCCCTTGTGCTGAGGCTTTAATCTCAGCTTGTAAACCGATTTTATCATTGGCCATTGTGGCTTTTAGCCCCTCGATGCCAGTCTGGTAATTAGCAGACAATCGCCTGTCAGCGTCTTGATAGTCTTGTCGCAAACCATTGATACTAGCCTGTAAACTAGCTGTCTGTTTGTTTGCTTTGTTTAAATCAAGTTTTAGACCATCGACCGTCAAGCCGAGTTGAGCGGTCTTTTGCTCTAGCAAACTCTCAAGCTGGATACGCTGACCTTGCACTGTTTTTAAAAACTCGGATCTAAGACCTCTCTTAGTGTCAGAGATAGTCTCTCTGATACCTTGAGCCGTTGTTAAAATCTCATTTTTAATAGTCGTATCAAAGTATGTCTGTAACATACCATGATTGTTTAGCTTGATTTTTGCCCAGAGCTGAGAGTTAGCAGTATCTGTCAGCTCTAAATTAAGCTCTTTGAGGTCTTTAAATAGTCCAGTCGGATTACCTGTCCCCTCGACAACCACGGGCGCCACGTAATTAGTTGGCTTATCTCCTCGCTCAATCATGAGCTGGTTAAAGCGAGTTGTACCGATACATTTGTCGTTGGCTATTTTAACGCTTTTTGTGTTATCATCAGCCGTAAATGTATAATAAGCACGTCCATCTGAGCCGATCGTTAAATTTGGCTCGTCTATTAAAAGTGTTGGGTCTCTACTCATTTATCCTCCTTAATCTGTTTTTTGTATGAGTTTTTTTAACTCAGCAATTTTTTCATCTACGTATTTTTTAGTCGCAGCATGTTTTTCAGATGTTGGATCTTTAACTGTTAGATTACCAGTTACAGTTGAATTTGCACATGACCAAAAGCCACCATCTGGATTTACATAAAATTTGTCTTTATTTTCATTTCTGATTCTGAGCATTTTACCAGCTGTGCCTGATGTTGAGTTAATGTAGATTCCTTGAGCAGCAGTACCTTTTCCGCCTTTCTGTTTTTTAACGATATCAATAGATAACGCTGCAGCGTTTTCATCGTAATTTGCCTCAACGTTTGGGTTTTCGTGAGTAATTTTTAGCGTTCCTAGTGCTTTTTCTGACCCTCGTAGCTGCATTGCACTACCATTTTCATTGTCGCTAGTAATATTAAGCGCCGATGAAAAATTGGGGGTGGTTGGCTGACGCATCACAATATTAACGGCATTAGTCTTACCGCTGTAATCGACAAAAAGCGCTGATTGGTTGAAGGTCTCTTTACCCGTCCGCAAGCTCATTAACGGCCCATCACTGGTATCATTGTTAGAATAGACAACAACACCAGCACCTTCCGATTTAGACATATCAATGTTAATCGCTCCTCCTACGGAAGATGAGGGTTTAATACCACTTTTATTAGGTTTAAACTGTAGTTGTCCTGTCACTATGCCGCCTGTCAAACTCAATTTTTCGTCTAGCTTTGCATTTGACTCTGCTTTTAAGTAAACAGCGTTTTTATCTGCTTTATTTGATTTTAATTCGGTGATTTTACTATCAGTTTCTTGTTTTCGTGCAAACGCATCTAGATTTGGTTTATTTTGGAGTTGATTATAATCTGTCGTTCCAGGCTTGCCAGCAGGGCCTCGAGGACCAGTTCCTCCAGTTTTACCTTGGAGACCAGTGTCTCCTTTAGGACCTTTGGGGCCAGTAAGGTACTTAAGCTTACTAAAAGTGTTTTGACCATCGCCAAACTTAGCAAAACCAGTGTCAGTCTCAAAGCCAATCTCACCCTCCAGTAAGACGACATCACTACTTGCCCACTCGGCGGCTTTCATCCGCTTAAATTGGACTCTTATTCTGTCATTTTTTACCTCCGTATAAAATTATTTGTGGACTGTCTGACCATGCCCCTGTTATTGTGGCATCCTTGCCGTCAACAACATCTTTATAATCCATCTCTAGAGCCAATTCCTGCGTGTCTGAGGCGTTTAAATCTATTTGCTTAGGTTTATACCAGTCACCAGTTAAAACGCCTGTATAACTTAAAGGATATACCTCTATAGACTGTTTATCCTTAGTGACCTCAAACGTCTGTGCATCCATTTTTGCTTTGGTTGGTGTCAGTACTAACTTAACTCCCTTGTTGTTAATTTGCGTCAATGTGATAGCTACTTTTTTGAGTAGCTCACACGTTTGACTAAAGCTAATCGTGTAGGTCTCGCCACGCTTAAAGCCGCCATCATTAGCTTCTACCTCGATATAGTCTTGGTCATAGGTTTTTACACGGTTAGGGTCGCCAACCAATAAATTTTTGTTATAGCGGGTCTTACCGTTATTTCCTAAAATTTCGGCAGTTAAACGAGATTCTTCGCTTGTCTCACTCACTCTATTTTTGAGGTCATCAAAGCTTTGTTTAATAGACGGGATGTCATCAACTTTTATAGCCTCGGTGATTTTTTTAATCGCTTCCTCTGGTAACGCTAGGTTTTTGAGGGCGGCTCTAAATTCTTCAAGCTCTTTATCGGTGCGTTGGTTGATTTCTTCCTGTGCTTTTTTGGCTTTTTCGATCGCCTCAGAGATTTGTTTTTCGAGGTCTTCACGCCATCGTTCTGGGTCGTTCACAACCTCAGGTTCTTCCCACTCAGCACCATTCCAGAAATACATTCTAGTAGTATCGCCAGCTTTTAGGAATAATATGTCTCCTTTTTTTAAGGTTCCTTTTGGTTCATCTTTGGGCATTTCTGTGCCACCGTAAACAGTATTTTTCCCGTCAGCAGATACTAGTGCTTGTGTTGCTACTTCAATTGCAGAAGCAATATCTGCATCTATCTGATTGATTCTACTGTTTATAGACAGACTTCCTACGCTTTGTTTTTTCACAGATCCGATATCATTACAAGTGACTTCATGTTTTACTAAAGCTCCAGTTGCGTCGTAGTAGCTTGTAAAAGAAACTATCCGTATACGCTCTTGAAAACCTAAAGTCTCATTTATCGCCATAATGTAGTCACCAGCAACCGGCCTCTCACATCTATACCCAGCTCTCGTTAAATCTTCCATATCAATTTTTACTGATATCTTATATGAATTTTCAACATTACTTTTTAAAGCTTCTTTTAGATTATCTGCCACCGTGAAGCGCTCATCCGTCAGAGGCGCCCCTTCAAGTCGACCGTACTCCTTGGCAAGAGGACTTTCGTATTCCGCCTCAAGTCTCCCCTTAGAGTGGTCCTCTGGGTCGGTCCATGCACCAAAGCCTTTCTGATAGGTAATAAAGCTATCAATATTTTTTTCAATGGTAAGGTCATTCATGTTGAAATTTTTTCGTACCACTGTTGACAGATCAGTACCTATGTTTTTTAATAGCCGAACAACTTTCCCGCTGACTGAAAATTCAAGTCCGGTCGCTTTAATAATCTCATTGAATAAATCTAACCTGGACTTATAATTAAAAGATTGTTTTCTAAATGCGTTCACACCTACTTCTAGCTTATAGCGGTACCCACTACCTTTAAATACTGTCTCTAGATAGGTATCAATGGTATGAGACCCATCTCCGAGACCCTCATAGATACTACTCTTGCTGAAGTCCCAAAAAAATTGGTGTATGGCATCAAACGAAACTTGCGTTTTTTGACCAACATCAACAGGCTTTGCGTAAATAACAACGTAATACTCATCTTCAAATCTAAGTCGCCACCCTCTATCGATATTATTGAGGACATCACTGTTTGTATAAATTTCCCCGCTCACTGAGCGCTCACCATTAACAGCATTAGTATGCCTAATGACACTAATGACCCCATACTCAATGTCACGATGATCCAAAAAAGTAATCATTAGACCTCCCTATTTATACAACTCTACAAAATTTAAAATCCTAATCGTGCCAAGAAAATCCGTTTTGTAAGTAATTCTCTTGTTAGGATTAGGATTGAAGATAAAATACTCATAGTTCGTTTTAGCATTGACATAATTTCCGTTTAGTGTGGTAGCTATGCCTGTCAAAAGTAATTTATCACTATTTTGTAGCTGGCTATTCTGCTTAAACTCAAAGCGCCTGCCATCAATTTCAATATAAAAATTAGTCTGACCTCCAGAAGGAGTAAGCTCTATAATAAAAGGCCACTCTAGCTGACTTGCTTTAGCGGTTCCTGCATAGGCAAAACTGCCCCCTGATAGAGTTATGTCCTTTGGCTTTGTCTCACCGAAAGGTAATTCAGCAGTTCTTAGCGCGAAGGAAAGATTATATTTTAGTCCTTGACTGGTTTTTTCCTATAAATTCATAAGCGATAGTGTCGTCTAAGATGACTTTAAATCTATATTTCCAAGGTTTATGAGGAGAGCCAATAAGTTGCAGGTCTCCTGTGCTTTCCCCTGGAAGCTCAAAGTTAAATAGATCTGAGTTTTCAGGGTACATCTTAGTCACGTAGAAAGGTTCGTCAACAACAAGCAGAGCGTTTAGTTCGTCCTGTTTGTCCAAAAGTCTTTCTACGTTGCTTACCGTCACTCTTCCTTTGATCTTAAGCGTTTTAGTCGTAAAAGTAGCCCCATCGTAGATGTAACCACTCCTTCCTTTGACTGCTCGGTGTGATACAGATAGTAAAGGAGCGCTATCTTCAATAGCAATATTATAAATACCAAAGTCAGACAACCTAGTTGCCTGACTCTCTTTTTCTATTAATAAATCCAAAATACTCCCTTCTAGTCAAAAACAAAATAAGAATCTTTAGATTGCTCTCTTGATTCTTTTTCTTTAACAGCCGTGTAAATTTTATCTCCAACAATCTCATTATGCACTTCAAAGATAGGCTCTGACAATTGAGACTGCCTAACCTCTTCGCTAAGATTATCAAGAGAGGTATTGATTCCACTATTATTAACTTTAGCAGATGTTGAAACAGTACTATTTACCCCCCAGTTTTGATCAGTAACTGCTGTTGCGTATGCTTTACCTAGGCTATTGATCTCACCTATCCACTCTGCCATACCGAGGGCAAACCCCTCTCCAGTAAATGCACCTAGTGTTTTAGTGACACGAGATGGTGAGTGAATATCTAAAGCGCGTCTAATTGTTGCTGCTACATTAGCGGCAATGCTGTTAGCTATTGCGTAGATTGTGCCTGCGCTACTAGCTAGACCATTAGCAAAACCTTGACCTGCATAAGCTCCTGCAGAAGACATCTGCCCTGCCAAAGCCCTGAATATTGAGAGGATCTTCTGACAAGCATTATTAGACACCGCGGTTGCACGAGACATCCCAGAAGTCACTGAACTTACAAGGTTTGCCATAGATTGCTTTGCAGTACTGTTAATGCTACTAAATCCTGTTTTAACCGCATTGGCTATCCCATTCATTGAGGTTGTTGCTGAAGTCTTCGCCTTATTGAAGCCAGACTCGACCGCCGAGGACAACCTATTAACGCTTGAGGTTGCAGAGGTTGCTGCAGAAGACATTTCGCTTGTCACACTATTAGACAGACCAGAGGCTGCTTTAGTTGAGTTTGACTGCATTGATGCCAGGCTGTTACTCACCCCTGAGCTCATAGCTTGCGCCTGAGAAGTTGCACCTGTGCTAGCAGCTCCCATGTTCGCACCAACACCACTAGCTAAGCTGAGCGTATGATTAATGGCATCTAGATTCATTGAAGAAGTCGCACCATTAACCCCTGAAGCCATTTCTCGAGCCTGAGTAGTAGCGTTTATATTAGCGACAGACATATTAGCGCTAATGCCACTCGCAAGAGACATCGAATCATTCAACCCCCGAAGACTCATCGTTCCTGTCTGAGCATTAACGTTATTAGCCATCTGTGTGGCATTTGATGTAGCGTTTATATTAGCAAGCTCTGTATTTTGACTAATGCTATTAAGCATAGATGTCGTATCTGTATTAGCTTGATTAGCTATAGCTGTCGTTTGCATCCCAACATTCATGGCCATGACCGTGGCGTCCGCAGAGACTTTAGCTGTACTTGTGGAACTCTTACCTGTGATTTGGTCCCACATCGAACTGAATCCGCTCTTAATACCTTCCCAAACTCCTGAAAGAGCGTTTGGGATAGCCCCTAACATGGCTTTACCGAGCCCCATAATTAATTGAATACCCGCAGAAATAATCTGTGGAAGCCCCTTTATCAAGGCTACGGCTAGTTGCGCAACAAGCTGAATGCCTGCTGCGATAATCTGAGGTAGAGCTTGCGTCAGTCCAGAAGCTAAAGACTGTATAATCTGTACAGCAGATTGTGCAATCTGGGGTAGATTTTGAATAATCCCCTGCACAAGGCTAATAATGATTTGAATGCCACCTTGAAGTAACTGCGGTAAAAACTGTACAATTCCAGATACAAAACTCGTAATGACTTGAGTAGCTATCTGCAGAACAGTTGGCAACATTTGAGTAATTCCCTGTACAAGATTCACCAAAATAGCTATACCGTTGCTAATAATACTAGGAAGGTTAGCCTGTAAACTATTCCCAAAACTATCAATAATTTGCTGGGCTTGCTGGATAATAAGAGGTATATTTTGAACTATGCCGTTGACAACATTTAATAATAGCTCCATTCCAACAGAAATAAGCTGCGGCAATGCACTCGCAATTGAACTAACAAAACTACCAATGATTTTTATTGCTGAACTAATTAAATTCGTTGCATTTTGTCCAATACCTTGGACGAGACTCGTAATTAGCTGAACGCCAGCTTGAATTATAACTGGTAATAACACTGCGATAGCATTTGCAAATTTAGCAATCAATTGAGTGCCACTAGCTATCAAAACTGGTATTTTAGAAGTAATTCCTTTTACAAGGCCTTGAATAATGCCAGGACCTTTTGTAACTGCGGTGTTAAGTAGCTGCTCGATTTGTGCGCCAAACTGACTATTAATCAAACCAAGTCCTGCCACCACAAGACCTAGAATAGCGGCCGGTCCTATGGCCGCCAGTGCTAAACTCACAAGACTGGACATTGCGCTTGTCATAGTTCCAAGCACAGATAGCCCACGCCCTGCTGCGGTAGCAAAAACGCCAGGTAATCCGCTTAGAGTTGCCGCAAAGGCACCAACAACGCCGCTGGCACTAGCTATCCCACTAGAAATTATGCCGCCAAACGCCCCGACAGAAGTCCCTAAGCTTCCTAAAGCTAGACCAACTTTTCCGAATAGAGAAAGCAAAGGCATTATCGTTGATATAGCGCTAGCGGGGTTCATCACTGCCCAAAGGGCAATGACTTTAGGGGCTAAAGAAGTGATTTTTGCTTTTAGATTATCAAAAGCCTGCTCTGATAATTCACCAGTATGTGCAAAATCTCCAAAAACAATATTAATAAGAGCAAACACCTCTTTAACGCTGGCGCCTAATGGGCTAAAGTCAATATTGATAGACTGTTTTAGCCTAGCGAATGCTGCAACTGCATTTGGAATAAGAGAATTAATCGTATCAAAAACACTGGTTATTGCTGGCTTCAGACTAAGAAGTGTTTCAGCAATGGTCTTCATGCCATTAGCTTTAGCCGCTTCATCAAAGGCTGAAATCATACCTGCTACGCCTTTTACGACGGCGGTATGTACGTTCTTCCATGCAGTTCGGATTCCACCAGCCGATGATTGGGCCATCTCTGCAAATCCGCCTTGGGCATCGTTAAGCTCAATCATTTTATCTGCGAACTCTTGTGCAGTGATTTTGCCATCAGATAAGGCTGATTTTAAATCTTGTACGCCATTTTTACCAAAACCGAAGGCTTCCGCCATTTTAGACATTAAACCTGGCGCAGCTTCTGATACAGAGTTAAACTCTTCAGCTTGAATTTTTCCAGACCCCAACGACTGGTTAAACTGCCTGAGTGCTTGCTCAGCCCCTTCAGTTGTTGACCCGTAACCGATCATTGCGTTATTGAAGGCGAGGGCTAAACTAGTCCCTTTATCTAAACTTCCTGTGGTTATGGCGAGCTGTTGAGCGCTTTTTACAGCACTGTCTAGAGGAGTTGGCAGACCTTCAATTCCTTTTGATAGCTTATCAATTGATGCCTTAGATTGTTCAGCAGAATACCCAAATAGCGCCATCGTTTTCGGAAAGCGGTTCATGGTATCAACGCGACTAACCGCCCCGTCTATTGCCCCAGTAATAGCGTGCATAGCTTTTTGAGCAACAGCCATTAAACTAAAGGCCTGCACGATGCTCATCACTGTACTTTTGAGTCTCTCTCCAGCAGAAGAGGTATTGGCGAATTTCTGGCTTATTCCATTCAAGGAAGTAGCCGCAGAACTAGACATTCTGCTAAAACCATTGCTAAGACTGCTCCCTATTTTACTTGATAAATTAGCTAAACTTGAGGTCAGCCGACCAAACAAACTAGTACTCACTTTGTTTGCGAAAGCAGACGCCTTAGCTGATACAGAACTAAAAAAATTATTCCATGACTGTAAGGCTGGGTTCAAGACTTGCTGACCAAGTGAATTAGAAATCTTCCCTCCAACAGACTGTATAGAGCTATTCAGGGTAGAAACGGATGAGGCAATTTTTCTAAACGCTGTTCCGAATGGTCGCGGAAGCTTGCCTGCGACCGTTTCGAATATTGCAGATAAGTTATTAAGCTTACTACTTGCCCTCTGAGTTAAGATATCAACTCCAGTCGCAGCCTTGGCAAATGCAGATCTTATCTTACCAATACCCACAAGATTCTGAAGTTGCATTTTTGTTTGATTAATGAAACCGGTTAAGTTACCCCGTATTTTGTCAATAACACTTGCAACTGGAATAATGATTTTTTGAAAACCATTCTTTATGGGTTCGGGAATTTTTTCGCCAATGGAAGCTGCTATGCGTTGAATTTCACCAATGCTCAGTTTTAAACCAGTAGCGTAGGCAGAGCCAAGTCTCTTCCCGAGCGATTCGCCGTTGTTCGCCAGTTGGGCCATGATTTGTCCAATGATTTGAACCATTTTATTACTACTGTTAACCGCTGTATCTTGGGCTTTTCTGAAAGCATTCTGAGTCGTACTAACAATACGAGCCATGGCTTGCTCATAGTCCTTTGTATTGGCACCAACATCAGCGAAAATAGAACCATCAAATGTTCCTGGCATCTACTCCTCCTTATCTATCTATTTTGAAAATGATTATTAAGCATTTGTATTCTCTCAACAATACTGCTATCACTATCGGCTTGGCTACGGCTAGCTTTTTGATACGATCTTTTGATAGTTAGCCTATGCTTATCGTATTTGAGCTTACCTACATCAACCTTTTTAGCATTTAATGTATATCTAAGCTTTAGAGACAATTCAGAGAGGCTCTCGCGCTCAGCAAGCTGCTTATACTCAAGCCCCTCCATAATAGCCTCTAGCTCCCACTTAGTACATTTATAGATAGTATCAATGTCTGTGAGCCCTAGCCGTGCGCAATTTACTAAGATACTGCGTTGCTCATTCTTCCAATCATGTCTTCGATAATTTGGATTTGAGTTGCGTCCATATCGTCCTTCGCTTTGAGATAACGAGCTGATTTCTCCATGTTTTCGATATATTTCAAAATCTTCGCTCTGAAAAAACCAGAATCAACCATTTCTTTTTCAATCTCAGCAAACAACCCTTCTGTTGTTCCTTCTTCATCAACAGATTCTGCAATTGCATCTAGAATTTCATCTTCAGTTAGCGCTTTTTTTCCGCTTCCCGCAGATAAACGCACAAGGTCAACAATGGCGCTTTCATTACGCTCTAAGATATTGAAAAACAAAGCACCAACACCATCTGCATTGCGCTCTCCTGTTTCTGGGTTAATTGTTCCTAGTTTATTATTGATCTTAAACATAGTTTTAAAATCAAATTTAATATCGATATTTCGTTTTGCTGCTGTAAATTCCATTATTTTATCTCCTTTTTAAATCAAAATGGGGTATCAGTTGCCACCCCTGTGTGCTATTTAGTGATATTATCGTAGTCGCCAGTAGTATCACCCGGATTTTGATAGCCGTATACATTTTCTAGCATTTCAATTTCTTCTTTCGTGAGAGGGAATTTACCATCATGTAAGGCCCCTACAATGTTAGCGGTGTAGGACATTTCTACTAAGTCTGAAATACCAGTACCGCGTTCGATTTCGTCAATCTTGGCGTACCCAAACTTAGCAGGGTAAACATCTTTCTTGGGTCCAGTCGATTCAGGAATTTGAATCTGTTCTTTGACACTTTCGTCGGCAATAACTTCCCAAATTTTGATAGATTTACCTGTTTTCTTAGCTTCCTCGATGACAGCAACAGATGGATCTGTCGGTACAAAGTACGTTGTCAAATCAATAGAGTGTTCATCTGTAGCCTTCTCAATAACGCGACCTTGTTGGGTTTGCTCATCAATGTATTCACCACCCATGGTTGTAGTACCATCGGTACGATAGGCTGGCAACAGAGCCTGACTTTTCTTTGGTGCATCAACTGATTGTATAAAGTAAAAAATCTTTTTTCCTACAATCGGTTTACCTGTTGTAATTTCAATAGTTGTTCCTTTTTTTGTGTTTGCCATTTAGGTCCCCTTTAAAATAGTGTTTCTGTAATGTTGATAGCAACTCTATAGACTTCTCGTCCTATTGAATTATCTACCAAAATCTGAGCCTTTATTTGGTTATTTCGCCCAAGCAGTCTAAGCATGCGAGATTTTATCTCTTCTGCATCCAAACGACTATCGCCAGGTAAGAAAGCATCGATATTCAGGCTAAAATCATCAATAACTGCTCCAGTTTGAGCTGTTTTTGACAAGTCTGATATATTTGTACCTACAACAATAAAAGGCTCTAAAACGTCTGATTTAGGCAATTTAAAATAGATTGGTATGTCTAAAACTCCCAATCTATTTTTTACCTTTTTTAAATATAGTGTTTCCAGTGAGTAATCCATGCATCACCTCTTAAACATTTTTTTGATATTAGCCATTAGCACAGGCCATTCTTTTCTCAGGGCAGGGTCTAAAAACGATTGTGCTTCCATTTTACGAGTACCTAATTCAAGATAAATAGAATATAAAGCAGGAGAAACCACTCTATAGTGTAAGAGTCGTTGTTGCTCACTGTAGATTTGAGCTCTCAGCCATCCAGTGTCAACCGGGGCTAGTATTTTAGCCTGTCTCTCAATCCTAGCAGCTGATTTACTAAGCTCTTTATCTACAGCGATTCGTACTGACTTCTGCTTGCGCTCAACGCTGCGTAAAAACCTATCTAGGCCTCTCATCCGATAAATAAGACTCATACATAAATAACCGTGCTATTTTTATGGTGTGCTAGTCCCTTTATCAACCTCGATTTTCCCTTGTAGATAATCTTGCTAAAGCCGTCGTAATGGCCTTGCAAGTGCAACTTAAAAGCATTCAAATCATATTTACCAAATAGCCCCATCTGTTCAGATTTTGTGAAAGTATTTTCCATACAGGGGATTTTCCCGCTAGGTTTTTCAACAGTTCTTTTATCTAGAAAATCGTCCTGTTCATCGACATACACTAAGATTACTCTATCTTTATAGATCATTGTGTATCTCCTAAATAAATCTTGCTACCCCTTTGCCTGAATATACCTTCCCAATAGCAGCGCTTCTGAGTGTTGATTCATACTCTTTAAGGTAACTGTCCCACTTAAAAGTCTTTCCTTCTTCGCTATCTTCAACGGCTCCTTCTGAATTAATCCTATTAAACCGTTTAATAGCAACATCACGGACAATAAACCTCAATCTATCAGGAATTTTGGTGATTTCAGTTTCTGAGTATTCATTAAGTTTAGCTAGCACACGCTCTTTACTTTCATATATAGCAAGGGTGATGAGCTCATCTTGCGCACCATCACCCTTGGAAATACCTATAAAGAGTTTGATATCGTCAATAAGTTGTTTATCACCCATATAAATAGCCTTTAACCACCAATGCCGGGTACAGCAGCAGCTTCGATTGTTGCCTCTACAACCCCTTCAGGAATTTCAGCAAACAGTACATTCGCCCCAAAGAAAACAGATTCATAGGTAAGATTAGAAAGCTGACGATTACGAGCTGCAGCAATTAAACCTGTCTCATCAGTAAAATCAGCAAACAAGCCGCCCAAGTCTCCCCCTTTAACATTTAAAGATGCAAAAACTAGATTTTCTACAGCCGTTGAGTAGATTTTACCCTCTGGCACAGATGGCATAACAATCACATTTTGCATACCCAAAAAGTTCTTAAGCAATGTCATTCCAAAAACATTAGAGGCATCCGCACCTACTTTAGTATCTCCAAGATAGTTAGCTACGTCTAAAGGAGAGACAAAAGAAACAAGCGGGGAACCCTCAAACTCATTAAAAGTAGCTAGCTTAGCCCATGATGCAGACAGCGCTTTTTGAAGGCCAACGCCTTTAACTTTTGTTGGTTTTGTTTTGAGGAATGTAAAGAATGCATCCTTAATTCCATTCTGAAGCTCACGCATAATGCGCTTATCTGCTTCAGTAATAGCACGAGCTGCACCATGGCGAGCAATTGCCTCAGCTGTAGTTGCACGACGTTTCTTGAACCACTTCACTGTATAGTCTTTATCTTTAGTTCGAGTAACCTTAGACAGAGGGATTGTTTCCCCTTCTCCAGGATCAGTTTGATCTAAAGTCACTTCCCACTTATAGGTCTGAATTTTTAGATCGTTAGTTAATGTTTCACGACGAGTAACCCCTAGCAATTTTAATAAATCATTAATATTTTTGGAAAACTTGTTAACAAAATCAATTGATTTAATATCTCCTAAGTCCGCCATAGTGTTTAAGTTTTTTTCAGCCATAATATTCCCCTCTTAAAATAAGTTACGATTCTCAGCAATTAAACGCATACGTTCGTCGTCATCCTCTATCGCCATGATGTCAGCCTTAGTCATACCGACCGAGCCATTTCCAGTTCGTGGCGGTTTCTGAGTTAAACGATCGTTAACACGTTTTTCAACAGCTTTATCAAAAATAGTTTGTAAATTATCAATATTGGCCTTAACCTCTTCTGCAGTAGTGGCTAAAACAATATCAATAAAATCCAATGGCAATCCTTTCTCCACAAGCAGGGAATGCGTCTCAATGCGCATCTCACGCTCTGCTACTGCTTTTTCACGCTCTGCGATAGCATCTAGACGTTTTTGTTCCTCCTCTTTAGCGCGCTCATCTTTTGACAACTTAGCCAAACGTTCACCTTCTGTACGAGCTTTTTCAATAGCTGCGGATTGTTCAGATTCCCATTTAGTGCGTTCAGCAGCCATCATTTTTGAGATGTCTGCGCGAGTAAAAGTTCGCTCATATTCATGCTTAGGATATTCAACAGCTTCTTTTTGAGTGTCGACTTGCTCAGTTGTCTCTGTTGTTACATTTTCTTCTGCCATAACTTTCTCCTAGTGGTTACGCCACCAACCGATAGTCTAGCTTTACGTCCTGCGACGAAACAGTGTAGCTTTTAGTGTCATCAACAAAGTTTGGACACAATAAAAAGCCGTATTGCTACGACTTTGGTTTAGATTTGTAAAGAGGTCAAATTCGACACGGTTAAACTTTATTTCCCCCACTTCCGTTTGTAGTTTTTCTTAATATAGTCAACCGTGTCACCAATTGCCTTGATAACTGATTGGTTATCTAAAGTAGCAGCTTTAACAGCCGCTAACTCTTCGTTTGTTGCCAGAGCGTTTCGTTGAACGATTGATTTTAGCTCCATGATTTGTTTGTTTTGATTTTTAATAGCTTCTGCTTGCATGGCATTCTCTGCAACAAGCATCACAACCGCTGTTTCCAATTTACGTTTTTTCTTAATGCGCTTATTCATTGTTTTATCCTTCTTTTTTCAATTCTGCAATAATTGACTTAACCGCTATTGCTGCAATGCCAACAATCAATATGAGTACCAATACACCTAGTGCCACTAATACCATTTGCCAAATAAACATATTTTCCTCCTTGATAGTTTTAATAGGGTGATGTATAATTGAGATAAAGAAGGATGATGGTCTAACGCCCATGAAGCAGTTTACTGTGGAGGCGGTGGGTCATCCTCCTTCTTTTTCTAATACAGCTAATACCTCATCTTTATTTTTGATAATTGATATATCAAGACCCCTACGATCTATCATATAAATATGTTCTAATTGCCCCATTATCTCTTCAAATGATAAAGGGGTTTTTGTTATATCAAAAATGATATTAGTTGCCTGCTTTTTTGCTTTTCGTAGATTGCCATCAATGACGTTTTTACCCGAACCTGTGATTTCTTTTAGATCAAAAGGAGCTACATCAACTAAATAATCAGGAGTCTTGATATGTTCAGGGGAATTAACTCTTGGCACCATGTCAACTTGCAATCCTGTCTTTTTGGATAACCAATTAGCAACTCTATATTCATAATTCGAATGATCAAGAACGACACTATGGCCATCTACTTTGTAAGGAGTGCCATTTTTTACGCACTCATTTAGTAGTGACAGTTGTGGTTTATGCTCATTTCCATCTATCCAATCTGAGGTGACATCCTTAAAATACTTAGTGCTTTTATCATCAATTGGTTCTACTTCAATACTTAGCTCATCTTCATCAGGAATAATAGTTGTTCTGCAGTTGAAATGATAGGGTGCTACATTAATTCCAGGCTTTAGCTCAGATAATAGCTTTCTTTTGTTTTCTTTAGCAATTGTACGGCATATCTCAGTTGTCCTGTCATCAAGTCTAACTAAATCACGATAATACTTAAGTCCTGCATTCAAGTAGCGCCTAGCGGTAGCATTATTAATCACCATAGTTCCATCAGTTCTGATTAGTGTTTCAGCCCTGTGATTAGCAACATTAAATCGCTTAGCTAAATCTCTGGCCATCGCTCTAGGATGCTCGCCACGAACAAAACCTTGTTTTAATCTCTTTTGAAGATTCTTAACAAGATTGTCAGTATTGCCCCACAACTGTTCTGAATAGTTATAACCATCAAACGGGGTTCTAACCAGTTCTTCTAAAACTGGACCATTGATTGTCCCTGACCGTCCACCCATTGCTTTTTTATAAGCATATGAGGCAACTTTTTTTAAATGATTTTCAAATGCTGAATCAAGTACACCTTTTAGTATCCCCGCACGATAAACAAGCTCAAGATTTAATGCATCCATCCTTGTAGCTCTTGCTGATACATACTGCTCATTAAGTCGTTTTAGCAGCTCAGGATCTTTCTCAGCTTGTTTACGATACTTGTTAGCATTAGCTACGTAATCTGATAAATCTTCATGACGTAGTTTTTTAACGACATCCTGATAAGTCATTTTGTTCTCTTCAGAATACTTAGTATAAAAATCAAACAATTCCTTTTGTAACTCAAAAGCCTGTTCATTATATAACTTCTGCAGTTCTGAAAAGACATCTAAATCAGTTCTGTCTAAATAACTTAGAATATCTTCTTGACGCTTTTGCCAGTAATTAAGGCTTTTCTGCCGTTGGTTCTTCTTGACCACTAGCATCACCTACCAATCTAGGCTCCGGTAAAGATTGCTTTTTATCAGCTTCTTCTTTCAAGCGTTTAAGCTCTGCTTCAGCATCTACTCCTGTGACAGTATTTAAGATTTCAAAGATAGTCTGATCGCTAACAATGCCATAAAGATTTTGTGCAGCTGTAACAATTTCATTATCGTTTTGAGGAAGATTAGGTGTGAAAACTATACTCGTATCATTTACAAGGCTATATGTAGTTGCTTCATTCCCTTTGATGGCCCAGATATTAGCTGCTAAGCGTAAGCGTCGCATTAATCCTTTTTTAAACAACCTCTCTTGCTTCTCGCGATAGTTGTCAGAAGCCATAAGCTTATACTTCATTGATTCACCAGATTGAACTCCTGAAAATTTCATATCTTGTGTATCTGGCGTAAAAGTAAACCTCAAAATGTCTGCAACTAATCTATTTTTGTAGGCTTCGCTACCGGCGGTATCATACTCTTTTTTGAGAAAGTACGCTTGCGGTTTAACGCCATTTGGATTAGGATTATCGTCTAAAATTAACACTTGGGCTTTTTTAAACCCAATTGAGATCGCTAAACGACCATTAGGATTTAATCGGCCATCATCTAAGTAGTCATTCTCATCAGCTCCTGTGTAAGCATTACCAGCTATTACAAGCAACGCATTGACTGAATCTTGTTGAAAGTTAGCAAGCTCTGATTGAGATAAATCATAGGCGTCAATATTATCAAGTACAGACTCATAAGCCCCCGTTCGCTCCTCGTTATTAGCGTATTCGTTGACTGGTACACCTTTAAAAAAATGTCCTTCATAATCTTTTAATCGCATACCTTTTGTTTCAAGGTTATAGTCTTCGTAGGTATAAATTGTGTCGGAAGTATATGCTTTGATAATCTGTTTACGTTTACCTGAGCCGTAATCTATGTCGTAGAAATGAACGGCCATCAACGAATTTCGCTGGTATGTATCATCATAGATAACAAAAGTTTGCTCGGCCGGGAGCTGGTAGAGTTTTACTTCGGTTTTTTTGTCATCTATTTTCTCAACAGTTAACAGCTCGTAGACTCTTCCATAAATTGATAAATCTGTTTTTATTTTGACGTTGTGGTAGTCCTCATTGTTTCTGACCGACATAAGGTCAATAGCTGCCTGGAGGTCTTTATTTTCATTTTTGTACTCAACGGGAACGCCAAGCATATAACCTTGCTCAAATACCGTAATATACTTAGCAAAATCACTTGCAATACGATTATCCGCTGCGTATTTATCTGTTTTAGCAGGTCTATACTTGATGTTATTATCCCCAAGATAGTATCGCTTTAACTCTTTCAAACGCTCTAATTGTTCTGCTTTAAACCTTGAAATGTAATTCTTAAGTTGATCTATCCAAAGTTTTGATTCATAGTCAATTGCTTCAAAGTCTTCTTGCAGCATAATAAATTGCTTATTAGCATTCTCATTAAAACGAGTTCCTGCTAAAAATTGTTTTTCTTCCAAAGTTTCACCTCATTCCTAAAAATAATATTTAGCATTTTTCATGCGCTTACTTCTATCCGCCGACTGGTATATTCTGTCTTGTACGGCATATCTTATGGCATCAATGCAGTGGTTATAGCTGTCAACTGGTTCGTTGGTATACTCATTAGTCTTCTTGTCTTTCTTCCAAGTGTAATTTTCGAGTTCTTCAATAGTCTTGACACACCTTTCATCAACAACCCAATCATATTGAAGCAAATACTGTATTCCTTGCATAACGGTTCCAGGCCCTTTGGTAACATCAATCATTCTAGGAATACCTAAATTCCTCAGCTCTTGATTAGATTTCTTTTCAGCCGAATCTCCTCTGATTTCTTCTTTGGCATAGCCGAGGTCCTTTATAGCATTTGCTATTTTGTCATTGGTCAAATTCTTTCTGACATATTCCTCTATGACGTATAACTTCTTGTTTGCGTCATCGATTTTAACATGCAAAAATGCCGAAGGGTCATTGATAAACCCATAGTCCAAACCAAAAAAAGAAGACAAGTGTGATAACTTGTCTTTGTTTAATATTTGCTTGTCATATTTGGGAAAAATTAGTTTATCAAGTATAGCAAACTGGCCAAGAGCATATATTTTGTAGTAAGCTTCATTCCTATCGGCTAGTTCCTCAATATTTTCTCTCGTGACATCATCTAAGAAGCGGTTGTCTTTATAAGTTGTTTGATAGACAACTGTATTCTTAGGTGTCTTAACGAAGAAGGCTTTATAAACCCAGTTTACTTTTGACACAGGGTTAAACATCAAGTATATTTGCTTCTCTAGATGTTTCTTATCTCTTAAACGCAAAGTCAACTGCGTATAATCATCAAGCGTAAACTCACTAGCTTCTTCCATGACGACATCAGATATCCCCTTAATTGACTTAATCTTCTCAGGGTTATCCATACCCTTAAAAATGAATTCCGAGCCATTCGGGAGCGTTATTCTAAAAGCCGACATATTTATCTTACATTTATCCAAGATGCCGAAATACGACAAATTAGACATGATATCAGCAAATACAGAGTCTCTAACGGTTGCACCGACTTTTCTGAGAACTAATATCTTTCTGGGATGTTTGAATTTGGGGTTAAGTGCTTTTAAAATTATCTTTTGAAAAACACCGTGAGACTTTCCGCTAGACGCCCCACCATAATGAACTTCCGTGAAGTTGCTATAGTTGTAAAGTTTGTCGTAGATATGCTTGTTAAAAACTTTGCTAGGATGCTTGATTACGATATTAATTTTAGGGCGCTGTTTAGTCGTCATCCCACTCACCTACGTTAATGGTTACATCTGAGCTGACATCCATTTCAACCTTGTCAGTAAATAACCTGTACCGTTTGCCTAGTAGCTCAGCTGCCTTGATTCTATCCTTGGCACCAACATCGATGTCAACTATCTTCTGGCCAAACTCTCCAACGCTAATGAGCGTCTTTTCTTGTTGGTCTCCTCGCATAATTGAAGTGAGATATTGTAGGACTTCTTCTTGCGTAGCAATCTTTTCAGATTCAAGTTTTTCAAGCCGCTCGTCTATATAAGCTTTAATGTCAGGTTTGGTCAAGTTTTCTTGACCTATTGACCTTGCTGTCTTTTTACTATACCCTGCTTTAATAGCAGCTGCTGTCGCGTTAGCTGAGATGATGTACTCATCTGCAAAACGCTTCTGTTTTAGGGTTAATTTACTCAATTTTCCATCGCCTCCAAGCATAACAAAAAGGCAAGACACTATTTGCCTTACCTTTAAACTCATACTATCAATTTATCATCAAAAAGATGACAATTCCATACATTTTTGTGTCACATTCCTATTTTTTTGGAGAATATTTCTAGAATCCGCTCTCTTTTGCGGTAAATAGACTTACGTGACAGATGTCTTGTATAGGCAATTTCTTCCCAAGTGTTACTTGAACCAACACCCCACCTAAGATTAAAAATATCAGTTAGCTCTTCATCCAAAAGATTTAGCGTTGCAATAACTGCTTCTTTGAAATTGGATAGACCCTTTAGTTCCCTATCTGAATCCCACCTTGCAACCACATCCTCAGTAACTTTTGAAACAAAATTTGCTCTTCCTCCACCGATATTTTTATCTACTTCTGTATTCATATCAGTTTGTAGCTCAAGTTTTCGAAGTGCAATCTTGTTATCAATAAAACGATAATCAAACAACCATTCATCAAAAGCCTTTAGCTGTGCATTAGATAATCTACTCATCCCGTTACCTCTTTATGAATAATTACGTGAGAAATATTTTGTTTGGGTATAATAACTGCGTTGTTTTTTCCATTTAGAGCAATGACATCGTTATTTTTCATTGCGCCAATTACTTCATCAATACAAATTTCACCATAATTAGAAACGCTCTTAGTAGGACCTTGCTTTAAAAAAAATTCAATTTTCATTTGCTACCTCCATAAGATTTTCACCGCAAAAAGGACAGTGTTTCTGACTATATGTTTCATTTTTACACTCTGGACAACATGGTACTGCATAAGTTGTTAAATCACCTACAGCATCTATCCCGTTTTCCATTCTATGGATTATATTCATACCTACCCCCCATTACCCGTCAATTCCACTATCCGTTTTGTCTGTCTGGCCCTATCCTCACTAGCACGTTTAAGCTGCTTTTGTGTCCTACTTAGCTGAGCACGCAGTCCTGTTATTTGTGGTTCGTAGTGGTTTTGTAAGACTATACTTATCATCAGTAACATAAGAACCGCTGTCATTAAGACGGCAATTACATTAGACTGCATATACAATCTATCATCTTTTCGCTCTATCTCTTCTAGCAGCGGTTTTATTAGTTCTTCTGTCATTTTTTCCACTCCCTAGTATATTTTTCTTTAACTGTTGCTTCGCAAGAATTCCAAAACTTCAACATGTCCGCTTTTCGCGTAAAGGTTTTCTCTTCAAACTGAGGTTTTGCCTCAAAATTCTTTTCTCTACCCGTGTAGATTCTAACGACATATTCTTTTTTCATCTAGACTCCTAACTGCGCCTTAACTGCTTCGAGTAAGGCGTTCTGATTTTTTTCTTTGCCTTGTAAAATCCTAAGTACTTTTTCATCAACTGTATTTTCTGCAACAATGTGGTGTACAATAACGGGTTCTGTCTGCCCTTGTCTATCTAATCTGGCATTAGCTTGTTGATAATATTCAAGACTCCATGTTAGCCCAAACCAAACAATAATATGCCCGCCTTTTTGAAGATTAAGCCCATGTCCGGCTGACTGTGGGTGACACAGAAGAATTGGTATTTTTCCGGAATTCCACTTGTCAACCGACGTCAGCTCTTCAGCCTGAGGAAATCGTTTCTTAAGTCTTTCAAGATCATGTTGATACTGGTAAAAAACTAAGATTGGCTGACCTTGGCTTTCTTCAACGACATTCTCAAGCGCGTCAAGTTTGTCGTCGTGTATAGCAACTGTTGCTTTATCATCATCATAGATAGCACCATTGGCCATTTGAAGTAATTTATTGGCCAAAACCGCAGAATTAGCCGCAGATATTTCTTTATTTTTAAACTCCAACACCAAATCAGCTTCAAGCTGTTTGTAGGCTTTCATATTAGATAACTTAACTGATACAACGTTGTTGGTTCGCGGCGGTAACTTGAGATAGTCTTTAGCTTTCATGCTGACACAGATGTCCTCAATCTTGTTATAGATTTCTGCTTCTGCACCATCCCTAAGTGCCCAACTGTAAATGATTAGGCCATTACGCTTATCAGGAACAAAATACTTGTCTTTAAATCGAGTCTGGCTCGTCTCAAGTCTGGCGCCTCTGTCCATCAGATAAATCTGCGGCCACAAATCAATCAAACTGTTAGGCGCTGGGGTTCCTGTTAGTCCTACAAGACGTTGGACTTTCGGTCTAACTTTTCGCAAAGCCCTAAACCGTTTTGACTTACTAGACTTAAAGCTTGACAGCTCATCAATAACCACAAAGGTAAACGGCCATTTAGTCTTGTAGTATTCAACAAGCCAAGTAACATTCTCACGATTAATCAAATAGATATCGGCTTCTGTTTCTAAGGCTTCAATTCGTTTTCCCTCACTCCCCAAAACTTTAGAGTAGGTGAAATCAAAATGCCATTTCCCAATCTCCGTTGGCCACGTTTCTTCCGCCACTTTTTTAGGAGCTACGATTAAAATCTTATGATCCTCGGAAAAAATATTTTGAATCTCATCTATCGCCGATAGTGTTGTCAGCGTTTTACCAAGGCCCATGTCAAGTAAAAGGCCACAATAAGGGTGCTCTACTATCCATGTCTTAGCGTATTCTTGGTACTCGTGCAGTCTCACACCCAGTTCTCCATTTCTTTTAAGGCCATGTCCACTGATTCGTAGGAGTCAACAACCCAAACGTGCTGCCCAGCCTCTTTTATTTTTTTGTGCATGGCAACTTGGCTGGGTCTTGGTTTTTTACCAGGCGCTTTGACCTCTACAAAAAAGATTCCCGTATTCATGACAACAATTCTGTCAGGCGCTCCTATCGTCCCTGGACTGGTGAATTTTAAACACAGCCCTTTTGTTTTCTTTTTCAAATAATTTTCAATATCTTTTTCAGTCCTCATCCTTCCCCCTTTGGTCAATAAAGGTCAGGGTTACGTTTTTTTTCAACTTATTAATTCTTTTTTATATACGTGTTTTATATATACCTTATTTTATATATATTTATTTTTTATATTTATATTTAAGTTAATAGAAGAAAAAACATAACTACATAACCTTAGGGTCTAAACTATTGCTATGAAAGGTTTTTTGAGGTTGCATAAAAGTTGCGTTAGTTATGTAAATTGACTTAAACAGGAAAGGTTTTTCAGGAAAGTTATGTAGTTACGTTTTTTTTCAACTTATAAAATTTTTTATCAGTCTGAATTCTGCGTAACTACGTAACCTTATATCTCCTGTTTACCTTTTTTGTTGAAAAACGTAACCCTTTAAAATTCTCCTTTTAGCCTAAAACCAATCCAACATCTTACGGTCTTGCCTCCCATTTTTGCGTTCTTATTTTCAAAATTCAGTTCATTCATCCTTTGCGTAAACGAATTCCTAGCCAAAGGTTTGTAGCCTGAATCCTGACAATAGAACTTGTAGGCTGGGTAGACATCCCTAACAGGAACTTTGAAATCTTCACCAAGTTCACACTCGTCTTCAAGGAACATGGCCACGACATCGTTACCTTTTTCCCATTTCTCGACACTTGACCTCATGCTGGCACTAATACTGAAATCTCTCTTACTTAAGGCCTTTCTAAGCCCCTCCATCGCCCTATTAAAGATACCTGGCACCTCGCTCATAATCTTATCTAGCGGGTATTTCGCCTTAACTTCCTGCGTTAAAACCTTATCCATCTCGAGGATCATCATGCGGCGCTTAAGTCCCCCACTGAAATCTCGCATAGGTGGGAGCTCATTCATGGCAAAAGACAGCTTAGCATAATTGTAAAAGTTAATCGGCTCTTTATTTTTACGGTCTGCGTGAATAGTATCCTCCCCCGTCAACATTTTAAGTGTTGCGCCATCTGCTAAGTATTGAGGTTTAGCATCGGTATCGAAGTTAGCAGTCTTTCGATATAAGCCGATTTTTGCAAAGCGTTCTTGCATCAGGTACTGCAGTGTCACGGCTGAGTAATTATCAGCACCTATCATTTCACGTAAAATATTAATCAGTGTTGATTTACCAGTACCGCCGCTGCCGTAGATGAATAGCATTTTTTGAATAGCATATTCGCGATAAAAGTTATAGCCGAACCACTCAAAGATGAAATCTATATTTTCAGCTCCGACGGTCTCCCTAAGAAAACCCTCAAAGGTTTCACAGGCCGCCTCGGGGTCATAGACAACGGGATGGCTTGACCTTGCATGCAATTCTGGATCAAACTTAGTCTTAAAACTGTTATCCCTCAAGTCATAGACTCCGTTCGCTAGCACTATCTTGTTAAGATCGCTCTCAGTAAACACTTCGCTTGAGAAAGCCTGTGCCTTAATCGCTACGACGGTTTCGCTAATGTGCCTAATCTTAGTAATTTTACCGAGTTTCTTAGTTGAGATATAACTTTTCAAATACTCCTCTGCGTTTGGCAACCAGATGCCTTTTTTAGCGTCGTAGCGTAAAAATTCTAAGCCGTCCCAATAAATCGGAACCTCCTTAATAATCTGCGTTGCTAGCAAATAACTATTGACCTCAGGTTCGCCCCTCTCATCAATTTCAAGCCAGCTTCTGTCATCTTCGACTGGTAACTCTTCATCGAAATCGCCTAAAGCCTCCGCCATTAAATAGTCTTTAATTTCGGGTAAGTCAGAGACAAAAGCATTCATCGCTTTACTTGATGGCAACTTATTAGTAGGAGTAGTATCTTTAGCCTCGCTATCTTGCTCTCCGAATTTATGGATACGAACAAGGTCGTATGCATTTACAAGCGTATCCCCCACGGGATCTGTCCCGTGATGGCTATAAGCGAAGACTTCATCATAGATGACTAAGCCATTTGCGGTTGAACTCTCAGTGTAGGTGTACCTATCAGGAGTCGTTCCTTCTTCATAAACCTCGGGCAAGAACGTTGCAATGGCCTGTCTAATGTCATAGTTACGACAAAAGGCTCCAATAAGCCCTTTTTTACTAAGTGGGTCACCTTGTTTTTTAGCTTCACGCTGTCTTTTAACAGCGTGCGTCGGGCTTTCTGGCCAGAAGCTTGAGTCACGCCAGTCCGGGTATGTATCAAGCACCTCATCAACACTTAGAAAAGCCTCATCGTTATATTTAAACGTAAAGTCAGCATCTCTCGAGTGGCTCGGCCAGAACATCAAACGCACACTTTGATAAGTCGTGTCATCAAAGTTCGACATGCCTAGTTGATTAGCCAAGTACCTAGCGACTGGCTCATATTCATCAGGCATCATTAAACGGTCAGTAGGGATAATAAGACGGTACTTAGCAGCTTTTTTTGAGTGGCTGTGAGTACTGTAGAGTACGTATGCGTAGTCTGCAAGCAGGTCTAGCCTATCTAAGAAATCTTTACTTGGGCTATCTGCGTCAAGCGCAACCAAGGACCTACTTTGAACATTTTCGTTTTTCCGTTTACCCTGCTTTAGCCACCCGCCGACAAAACCTCCTACGTCTTTTGCTTGCTCTTTTTCTGCTCGAGACATCTTCTGGTACTCCGCAAACGTCTCTTGGGTGACTGTAGGTTTCTCTAACCTCTCAACCAGCTCCTGCCAAGTTAGCGTAATATTTTTCCACGTCTTAGCTGTTCGTGAATTACCCGTTGCGATATGAAGCTCTTGCAGAGGAGAAGACTTTACTATTAGTTTTTCTTGCTTCATCTATCTAATCCCTCATATAATACTTTGTTACGTAGCCTTCGCTATTTAAAGGAAGACCCCCCGCCCATTCAGGAGCCTGAGCCATCAAATCATTAACTTCTTCGATTGTCAGGCCTGAGCCTTCGATAATAGCCTCATCATGAACGTGGAAAACAACACCATAGCCTGCAGCTTCAATCCTCAGAAGCGCTTCAGCTAGAATATCCCTGGCCGTCGCCTGAACGATATTTTCGACAAGCTTACCGCCGTAAGTCTCTTGCGCTGTGAAGTAGGCCTTATCTCCTTGGCCCTCATAGACGATTTTGTCTCCATAGTCGCCTGGCTCAACCTTGGCTCTTGCATAAGCTAAGTTCCTACCGCTAGGCAATGTTATAAAGAGGAAACCTTTACGGTATCTAAATCGTAGTTTTCCAAGTTTTATTGGTGCTCTCGATTTGATAGCTTTGATGGCGGCTCTCTGCACATCTTTCCAAAATTGGACGATTTTCTTATTGGCCCTGCGCCAGTCATCAACTAGCCCTTGGAGCTCCTCTTCCTTGACTCCCATATTTAGAGCTCCCATCTGCTTGAGCGCTCCAGGACCTCCTTGATAGCCAAGTGCCAACTCTGAGATTTTGCCTTTTTGGCGTAGTTCCTTATCAATCTCCTCAATTGGAATTCCGAACATCTGGCTAGCGGATGCCTCATAGATTTTTCCGTGCGTCGAAAACACGTCAAGCCTCCACTGCTCTCCAGCAAACCACGCAATCACCCTAGCCTCAATCGCTGAGAAGTCAGAGACATAGAAGGTACAGCAGTCTTTGGCCACGAGTGCCGTTCGTACGAGCTGCTTTAAAGTGTCGTTAAGACTATCGTATAAAATCTCCACAGCATCAATATCACGCTTTTTAACGTACTCTCTGGCATCATCTAGGTCCTTTATATAATTCCTAGCTAAGTTCTGTACTTGGACAACTCTGCCCGCCCATCTTCCTGTCCTGCTAGCTCCGTAAAACTGAAGTAGTCCATGAACTCGTCCGTCTGAGCACATAGCTCTTTCCATAGCTTCATATTTTTTTAGACTTGACATAGCGGTTTGTAGTTTAAGTTCTAAAACTCTCTTAAGTTCTCCTTCGGCCGTCTTAAGCTCCTGCTCAACATCCGCTTTAGTCAGACCATTAACCGAATAGCCATGTTCTTTTAGCCACGGTAGCAACTGCGCCCTGCTATTAGGATTATCAAGCCCTGTTATGGCCTTTAGCTCACCAGACAAACTTTTCATCTTAACATCTTTACAATACAAGGCCGAAGCAACTAACTCTTTATCAAGCGCCACACCTCTGTCGTTGATTCTCTGGTCGCATGCGTAGTAGCCCCATTCACGGTCGTGCACAGGAACTGACTCTAGTTTTTCGGCAATTGCCATCTCAACAACAACGTCTTGGATGCAGTAGTCAATAAACATTTGCCACTTTTCGGGGGCGTGTTCTGGTAAATTTCTAGTTCTCCCACCGTTAGCTTTACTTGGTTTGCAAGGCAGGGAAAAGTATCTGATTAAGTTTTTACCCGAGGTATCTTTTTCCTGCGCTAATTTTAAATACAGCGCACACTTTTCCAAGCTTGAAGGCAGACCCAACTCTTGGGCCAGCACCATAGTGCATTGCCATTGGCAAGGATCTAGATAGTAAGGTAGACCGAGGTAACGACTGAGACAAACTCTTTCGAATTGGGCATTAAAGGCGTGCTTTCGGACTTTATCATCAAATAACATATCTTTGATGTCTTCAGGTAGAGACTGCCTTGTCAAATCAAGACACTCTACTTCTCCGCCATCTATAGAGTAAGCGAAAAGTAAAATCTCAAAATCTTCTGCGTCAGCGTACTTGTAAACCCCATTTTTGATGTCATTCGAACTATAGGTTTCAATATCAATATTTAAATGTCTCATACCTCTCCTTTAAAAATGAGGAGCCTCTAAAGAGGCCCTCTACTATAAAATGTCGTCTTCGTCCTCTTCTTCGTTCCACTCGTCAAAATCTGCATCAGCTGACGAACGGCCGCCAAGGTAGTCTCCTTTAGCAACAATTTGGACGTTGTTTAATCCGCAAGAGATTCCTTTATTTCCCGCTGTGTTGTAAGCATAGGCATTAAGTGATACGCGAGCATAGACGCCAGAGTAAACTTCATCCGCTGAGTCAACGGGGTTTTTATACTTGTCAATGATTTGTGGCTTAGTTTTACTTGACACTGACATGAACACGTGTCCAGCGTACTCTGGGTGCTCTTCGGTATCCATTTCTTCGTCGCCGTCACGAAGCGTTGTCTTAACGCGCTCCCATTTAACCCCTTTGAGTTTATTGTCCTTGGCAGCCTCATAAGCAGCTTTCTGCGCGTCTTTAATTTTCTTGATTGTGACTTTGTCTGTTTTTGGAATTAAGATAACTGTTGAATACTTAGCCTCTTGACCTTCAAAGGCTTTAGGCTCTAGTAAAGCTACATAGCTTAGGCGTACTTTTCCGGTTACTACTTTAGTTGTGTTTGGTGTCATAATTATAATTTCTCCTATTCAAAATCTTTAATTGCTTGTTCTAAGCTATTTAATGCGGGTCGCTTGTCGCTATTTTTAACAAGGACAGGTTTGCCCTGTGGTTTATCAATTACTTCTGCTAATAAATCAGCAAAAGTGGTTTTACCTATTAACTTTTCAAGAGTTCCCATTGCTAACAGCTCTTTCGGTTTAAAAATCTCATCGTCAAAGCCGTTATCTTGTAAAATATCAATTGCTTTGTCTTTATCAGTGATGACTCGATTACTTCTACCTTCAACAATCTTATAGCCTGGAACTTCTTTTCCCGAGAGTGCTTCTTTCAGGGCATAGGCTTCAACTGACTCAACCCACTTCTTGATAGCTGAGGCTTTGTCAAGAATCTCTGCGACGGCTTCATCAGATAAATAGACAGGCTCCTGATAGTCATATTTATCAATTAATTCCCAATTTTCTTGCGCTCTTGGTACCAATTTAGCTGCGACAGGAGACCACTGCAATACTTTTTCACTTAGGTTCCAGTCACCAATGCCTGCGTCTGCTTGAGCGGCCATAGGCAAGACAACATTATCCGCCCAGTAGAGTAACTCCTCCACGTAAATGTCAACAGAACTAACCGAATCTAAACGTGGCTGAATAATGGTCATTTTGATACGGTCAAAGTCATAAACCATATCGTAGGAAGCATAAGCTCCTAGAGCGTACAGCCCCATCTGTGGGTTTTGGTTAGCAGACACAGGCATGCCCTTGCCATACTTAAGATCAATAATTTCAATGACCCCATCCGCTAAAATGACAACATCCGAAGTCCCAAAACCGCCAGGCACCCAGTCGCTAAAATCAACCCGTTTTTCAAGTTCAATTTCGGCGTTCTCATAAGCATTTAGGTGCTCCATAACAATATCTGTGTAAAGTTCCGTCATCTCTTCCATCTCTTCGTTGTAGAAGTCTGAGTTTTCCTTAAAAGCCTTGGTTAACGTGTTAAATTTACGCTTGGTGATTTTACCAGACTTGTACATCAGTTTGATTTCAGAAAGCTCATGGGCGCTTGTGCCCTCTTGAGTGTATACGGTATCGCGGCTAGGATAGTCTGCTTCTAATCTCGGCAGCATAGGGCAATAAAGCCATCTGTGAGCACTAGAAGCAGACAGTAGTGCGTGATTTTCTACTGGCATTAGAGGGCCTCCAACTTCTCAACAAACTCAGCAAACTGGTTTTCTTCAAGTTCACCAACTTTTGCGACGTTCATCTCTTTCAAGACTTCCTTGATGTCCTTTGACTTCCCTTCTTCAACCTTGGCTTTAGCCATTTTCTTAATATCAGCTAATGCCAAAGTTACAGACTCTTCTTTCTTTTTAGGAGCTGGTTTTTCTTCAACAACATCCTTGGTTACTGTCTTCGGCATACCCAGAGCTTCACGCATAGCATCGAAAACACCTGCCATGCTCTCTGCTTTAAAAGTTACTTCAATCATTGTGTTTCTCTCTTTCTGTGTTATAATTTAATTGTGTATAATTGTTGACGGTTTCCTAAGCCGTCTTTTTTTGATGCAATCAATAGCCTCACCTCCCCAAAAGTCCTTTAATATCAAGAATGTCTTTAGCAACCTGGCTGCGATAGTATGGGCTATCGTGTAAACCTTCCTCGTAATAGGGATTAGGCACAAACTCCCAACCTCCGTTAGGCAACTCAACTTCGATAACATCGTTGTCAATAATTTCTAACTCACGTTCAAGATAAGCTAGTGCATATTCTAAATAGTTCATTTTCTCTCCTCAATTACCTGTTTTAAAACTGTTAGTATAAAAACTGCGTCCGCCAGGGCTTGGTTTTGGGAGCAAGAGCCCCCCCTGACGTAAAATATCATTTAAGCCAGCTAGGGTTTCATCAATAAATTTTAGTGATATATTCATTTCTTTTTACCCCACAAAAATTCTTGCCATGACAAAGTTGCACCTTTAAATTCTTTCTCAGCCAACTTAACAAAGTTCCTCTTATCCTGGTCTTCTTTGAAAGTTTCTTTAGCTAATCGTCTCCAAAAGGCTTTTCTCGTCGCTTGACGCTCTAAGAAAGTTTCACTGAATTTAAAATCATTTCCTTGATAAAGAGCTTCATATCTCTCTACGTCATTTAACGTCGGTAGCTCAATCCAAAGCATCAATTTTAAATCTTGTTTAATAGAACCCAACTGAGCAGATAGGATAGTAAGCTATCTCGTCTTTCAGCTTCAGGTTTAACTAACTCCCCCTCAATCCGATTAATTTTCTTAATAATCTTTTCAAAAGTTGTCATCATTCTGCACCTCCTAGCTTGAGAATTTCATTAAGGATACGTATTTTTTCTTTGGAATAGCTTCTGAATTTATCCTTTAAGTTCAGTAAGAGTTCCAGATCAGATATTTCGCCAGACTCGTTTAAGTCAAGTAAAGCCTCAACTGTACTCTCAAAATCTGTCGCATTTTCCAGTAGTTGTTTTTGTAATTCCCATTTAGACATAACGTTCTGCACTCCATTTCTTGCTGTTTTCTAAAGCTACTTCCCTAAAAATTTTTCGCTTATTCTCTGGCGAGTTGTGTTTTTTGATGACTTCATATTGTATCCTGGCAACAATTGCTAAAGCAACAGTTGTTACTAATAAAAATAATTCTAATTTGTTCATGTTATACTCCTACTCTTTTTTCGAATTTAATATTTTCAAGCATTTCTACCAGGGTTTCCTTCTTGGGTTTATAGCGGTTACGACTTTTCCATTTAACAAATAAACGGAAACCTTCGTAATCAATGAATACGATTTTATGCGTTGGATTTAATACAAACTGTTTAAAGTCTGGATGATCACGCATTTCTGTCGCCCAAACCTTAGCCGTTCCGACTGTCAAACCTTCCCAGATTTGGCAAAGGTGTTCATAGTCACCAGCTTCTGCTTTTTCAGATTGCTTAGCTGGTCTGTAAACTAATTCAGCTTTTGGCATATTAATATCCTCTCTCTTGTGTTATAATTAAGTAAATATTTTTTTGTTTTGAGTCCGATTCCCGTCGGACTTTTTTGATATAATCATCTCGAAAAAAGGTGATTATATGAATAAAGATTTCAACAATTTCGCCCAATCTCTAAGCAATGGTAAAACCGAAGAAATTCTGGAAGTTATTGAGTACCATTACAATAGATATGCGAAAGAAAGCGAAGGGGAATCTGTAAACCTTGCAAAGTTAATACTTAGCTCATCATACTTTGCGGCTCTCGAAATGGTTCGACATTATCACGAGTGGCTTCAGCAATCTGACGACTAAAATCAGATAATTCCTCTTTAGACATCAGTCTCAAGCTGATGTCTTTTGCTTTTCTGTTTTTCTTCCCGCTATATGGGTATCGTTTTGGTCTCATGCTCTACCCCACTTTCTCATTTAAAAATTTATTAATAAAATACTGCTGGCCTTTACCTGTCATCTTGGTAGTTTTGCTGATACGGATACTGCCATTTGGCTCCTGGTGCGTCCGTTCCTTGACTTCGAACAGCTTCATGTCCATGCTTCGTTGTGTCGGCATGTTGTAGCTCTCGCCATTTTTACGAATCAGGAAGCCATTCTCACGCAACCAAGCGAATAAGCGATTTTGACCGATGTTATAACCATTCTGACGTAAGATTTTAGCAAAATCACCAATCAAGATAGATGTCTCACTAGCCTCAACCGCATCAGCAAATAGCACCTTTGGACGGTCTGCCTCGATTTGTGCTTCCAGCTTGTGCACTTTCTTATCAGCCATCAGCAACGCCCTTGCCATGATTTTCTCAGGACTGTTGAAGTCTTTTTCAACCTGGATGAAGTATTTACGGACTTCTTTGCCTTTGTCAGTCTTGGATACCATTGCCAAATTTTTGGCAGCATCAAGTGAGAGAACGTAGTCTTGGATTTCTCTGACAGCCCCATTATTTACAACCGTAGTTCCAACTACACTTGTAAAATCATATCCTTCTTCAAGAATTTTAAAGTTTTGTTTTACCCACTCACTAAAACGAGTTTTGACTTTTAATTCTTTATGTAAGTCTCTTGCACTTACTACTGGTTCTTGATTTTCGTTTAGTGTTACGTTAATTAGATGATTCATAATTTCCTTTCTACGAATTTTCGTATATCATCCTACAGATGATTCTTTACGCTCTTTAAAAAGATAGACGATATCAAATTCTGGAAAAAAAGTTTGTTGAACTTTCAATGCTTCACCAAATTTAAAATCAGAGTCACCGTTAATTTTTTCTCGAACTGTTTGAGATTTCAACCGTAAACAGTCGGCAATATCAACCAATGAAACACCTTTTTCTTTTCGAATGTGTTCGATGTTTTTCATATCATTCCTTTCCAATACGATTTTTCGTATATTATTTTATTTTAAAAAGCTGTCGTTTCCTTAAGCTTGATTTAATTATATATGATTTTTCGTATATAATCAACAGTTTTTTTAAATTTTTTGTTATTTTTTTGTCTTGAAATATGATTTTTCGTATGTTATTATATAGTAGAAAAAGAAAAAAGGAAATTAAAAAAATGGATGAAAAAGATTTAAAGAGGATTATCGAAAGTAGATATAATAGCGTTAGGGCTTTTGCTATTGAAAATGATATCCCATACACAACAATGCGCTCCATTTTAGAGCGCGGTGTGATGAATGCAAAAGCAGAAACTATTTTTAAAATATGTGATATTCTTGGAATTAACCCAGAAAGTTTTGCTGAAGAAAAAACTGATTGGCAGGCCACTATTGACCTATCCAATCTACGCGAAAAGGTTGTGATGTTCGACGGCAAACCTTTGTCTGACAAAGACGTAGAGAAAATTGAAGCTATTATTAAAATATCTTTAGGAGTAGGGAATGGTGAAGATAAATGAGATGCTTAGTAAGTACAACATAAAGTTATTCGAGTTTCCCGACACAATGTGGAAAAGGTCAGGGTTTTACTATCCTGACCTTAGGATAATTTATGTCAATCAAAATCTATCACAAATAGAAAAAGAAAAAGTTATTTTACATGAGCTGGACCATATCGAACACGATCCTAAGCAATATCAAAGATTGCTACTAAAATATGAAAATCAAGCCGATAGATTTATGATTAGGGAATTGATCAAAAATTACTTGTCATCCCACGATGTCGTTGATTTTAATTGGTTACAGTTTGCTACGACATATCAAATCTCGACTACCTGGGGGCAACAAATGATACAGGAAGAGTTTCAGAATATCGTGGGAGTGTAAGATGGAAAAAATAGAATTTATACAGTATAGAAAACTTAAAAACATTACGATTGATTTTGATAAGAATATTAATATAATAGCCGGTACTAATGGAACTTGTAAATCATCCATTCTGCATTTAATTAGTAATTCCCATCAAAGAGTCTCGAATTCTTCAAGAAATCCAATCCTATCAACAATTCAGAAAATGAACAAAATATTTAATCCTAAAATCGAATCGTTGGCCAGAGGAGATAAAAAATACAATGATCCTGCTCCTGGTATGACTGGAACACTTTACACAGCATTTTACGAAAATTATTCACTAGATTTTAGGAGACACAATAGTAGAACTGTTAATAATACTGAGCGTTTTGCTATTAAACCAAAATATAAAAGAGGAACTTCTGATAGACTCCCGGAAATTCCAATAATATACCTAGGGATGTTCCGGCTATTCTCGTACGGAGAATGGGAGGGTGAAAGTAAGTTTCACAATATTATCAATAAATTACCAAAACAGTATCTTGATCAGCTAAGTATGCTTTACAAAAAATTCACCGGATACGAAATTAAATTTGATGGTAAATTAAACAATTTGGGAGGCATCAGATCTAAAACAGAGTTTTCAACAAACACCGAAGGTATTGACTCAAATACAATATCTGCTGGAGAAGACAACCTTTTAACCATATTGATTTCACTTGTATCACTAAAAGCTTATTATGAAAGTATTACTCCCGATACCGAGAAAACAGTAGAAAGTATTCTACTCATTGATGAATTAGATGCCTCTTTGCATCCTGAATTTCAAATTAAACTTTTAGAAGAATTTAAGACTTTTTCAAAAGATTATAAAATACAGATTTTTTTCACTACTCATAGTCTCTCATTGATTGATTACTCACTAGATAAAAAAATAGGCAATATAATCTATTTAATTGACCAAATAGATCATGTTGATTTATTAAAACATCTCAATAAATACTCAATTAATGCCTTGTTACAAAATAAATTAGTGAACAATGTATATGTCAAGCAACCTATACCTGTTTTATTAGAAGATAACGAAGCTAAAGATTTTTTTCAAAATTTACTTCAAGCATATTTTGAAAGATACCAATTATCACTAGAATCATTCTTCCACATAATAGATGCTAAAATATCCTCTTCGGCGATAAAGGCACTAGCCCAAGATAGATATACCAATCAGTCATCACTAAGAATCATATCAATCACTGACGGTGATGAACAATTAGGTCAGCAATATTTAACACACAATTTATTTAGTCTACCAGGGAATTATTCTCCAGAAGAACTTATTTTTAAGTATCTTAAAGAAGTCTTATTAGATGACTACAATTTTTGGCAGAAGCAAGATATTATCGCAGCAGGATATACGAAAAAACTTGTTCAAGAATCTTTTATTACTCAACTTGATGAACTAGAAGCAAAATTAAATCAACCTGGTTCTCACCACGGTGTAAAAAGAGAAGAAAATAAAAAGATCTATAATTGTGACACAAATTTTTGGAATTATGTTATGAAATATTGGATAGATGATACTAATAATCAAGATGAGGTATTGAAATTTTTTGACAACTTAAAAATAGCTTTTCATAAGACCGCACCGTTTTATAATATCAATCCTACTTCAAGTTGGCCATTTATTACTGGCCAACTTTAAAAAAATAGTGTATTCTATATGGAAAGGAGGAATAGCTTATGAAAAACATTAGTCCGTTAAGATATCCCGGTGGTAAGTCTCAAGTTTATGATTATGTAAGAGAACTCGTTATAGCTAATGATGCAATCACCTATATTGAACCCTATATGGGAGGGATGGGAATAGCCTTAAAGTTACTCTTAAATAACAATGTTCATAAAATCATGGTTAACGACTATGACAAAGCTATCTATGCTTTTTGGTATTCAGTATTAAATTATACGGAACAGCTAATCGAAAAAATAAATACTACTCCTATCACCATTGATGAGTGGAAACTTCAAAGAGAAGTCCAAAAAAATAAAAATAATTGTGACGACTTGCTAACCTTAGGTTTCTCAACCTTATTCCTCAATCGAACAAATCGCTCAGGTATCATAAAAGCTGGTGTAATTGGTGGGTTAAAACAAGATGGGAACTATAAATTAGATTGCCGTTTCAACAAAGAAAAAACTATTAAAAAAATAAAGCTAATTGCCTCTTATAAAAAACAAATTAAACTTTATAATATGGATGCTGAAAAGTTCATTCGTTTAAATATCACCAAAACAAAAAATTCTTTCACTTTTTTTGACCCTCCATATTACACAAAAGGACCAGGATTATATACAAACTTTTACAATCATGAAAATCATCATAGTCTGTCCAGTACAATTAAACATTATATGTCAAATAAAAATTGGATTCTCACTTATGATTTATCTGAAGAAATTTTTCAAATGTATAAAGAATTTAAGTATGAAAAATATTACCTGAACTATTCAGTAACAAAACCAAGTAAAGGAATAGAGTATATTTTCTACTCTAATGGATTAGCAGTCCCAGAAAATACAATAAATATAAAAAAAGCAAATTAAAAAAAGACCTACACAGCGCCGGCAAGCAAACGTGTAGGTCAAGTTGGTAATAGTAAAAACCTGCTTCGCAGTAGGTCTCTTTACTATACCTATTTTAACAGAAAATGAGGTAAAAAACAATGTGGTCAGAAAAACACAAAAGCGGAAAAGTAAATTTTGTAGAACGGTACAAACACCCGTATACTGGCAAGTGGTGCAGAGCTTCTGTCCTTATGGAAAAAGACACGCCACGAATACGAAAAGAAGCCCAAAAATATCTTGACGAAAAAATATCTAAAATCTTAACAAGTCTTACCACAACCGATGCCTACCTACTAGATGTCATGAACGAATGGTGGGAACATCATCAGAAATCACTCAAATCAACTTCTGTCCGCTCTCTTGATTTTAGAATAAGAGAATTGCGAAACTTAATTGATCCAGAAGTGATGATTGCCAAGATAACCACGAAATACCTGCAAAGTATTATCGACAAAATACCAGGTAGTTATGACAAACGTAAACGAGCACGGCAGCTGCTCAAACAAACCTTCGACTACGCTATCGCTTTAGAGTATGTCTCAATCAATCCAGTTATTAGTACCCAACTCGCAAAACCTGTTAAGACCATCAAAGACTTTGAAGACGTTGCCCAGAAGTTTTTAGAAAAAGATGAACTCAAAAGGCTATTAGATGAAATGTATAGACGTAAAGGATCGATTAAAATGGCTTATCTGGCAGAATTTATGAGCTTAAATGGCTGCCGCATTGGAGAAGCTCTAGCTATACAGCCAGACAATATCAAAAATGATATCATTGAAATCCACGGAACTCTTGACTACACCTCAAATGGCTATAGAAACGCTATCAAAACCACCCCTAAAACAAATTCCAGTTGGCGTGAAACATTGATAACCAAACGTGAAAAAGAAATTATTCAGGATATACTGAAAATTAATGCTCTTGAAAAAAATACTAATCCTAATTACAAGGACATGGGCTACATCTTCATTTCCAGAAATGGTGTTCCTATTCAAGACAACGCCCTCAACACCTCTATCAGAGCGGCAAATAAGAGACTAGAAAAACCGATTCAAAAAGAACTCACCAGCCACATCTTCCGTCATACCCTGGTGAGTCGCCTTGCAGAAAACAAAGTGCCCTTAAAAACTATCATGGATAGAGTTGGACATGCTGACTCGAAAACTACTCAACAAATCTATACCCACGTCACGAAAAGCATGAAAAATGAAGTCGTCGACATCTTAAATCGGCTATAATATGCCCCAAAAATGCCCCAAAACACAAGAAAAAACCTTGACATCTTCAACAAACGTTGATATGACAAGGTTCTTTAATGTTTTATTTAATCACTTCTTGAGTTTTAGCATACTTGGCTTCTACAGCATCTTTTTCTGCTTTCCACCATGTCTCATTTTCTGTATACCACTTAATAGTTTCTTCCAAACCTTCTGAAAAGTTTGTAAATTGTGGTTCCCAGCCGAGTTCTTCACGCAATTTTGTAGAATCAATAGCGTAACGAAGATCGTGACCAGCACGGTCAGTTACGTGATCATAAGCGTCTTTTGGTTGACCCATTTTTTCAAGAATCAATTCAAGAACTTCCTTGTTGTTTTTCTCGCCGTCGGCACCAATAAGGTATGTTTCACCGATACGACCCTTAGTCAAAATAGCCCATACTCCTGTAGAATGATCATTAGTATGAATCCAGTCACGGACGTTTTTACCTTCACCATAAAGTTTTGGTTTGATTCCTGCCAAGATATTTGTAATTTGACGTGGAATGAATTTTTCGATGTGTTGGTATGGTCCATAGTTATTTGAACAGTTCGAAATGGTCGCTTTCACACCGAAGGAACGTACCCATGCCTTAACGATAAGGTCAGAAGCTGCCTTAGTTGATGAGTAAGGTGATGATGGATTGTATTTTGTTTCAGCAGTGAATTTTTCACCTGGTCCTTCACCCTGTCCTGGAAGGTCTTCACGAAGTGGAAGATCTCCATAAACTTCATCAGTTGACACGTGGTGGAAACGGATATCGTATTTACGAGCTGCTTCAAGCAAAGTGTAAGTTCCGATAAAGTTTGTATGGATAAATGGACTTGGATCGTCCAATGAGTTATCGTTGTGGCTCTCAGCCGCATAGTGAACAATAGCATCCGCTTTGGCAGCCAATTTATCTACCAATTCAGCGTCAGCGATATCACCAACAACTAACTCAACACGATCACCAAGAATAGCTTCAATGTTAGCATGGTTACCTGCATATGTCAATTTATCAAGGACAGTTACATGAACATCTGGGTGGTTATTGTAGACATAGTGTACAAAGTTAGAACCGATGAAACCAGCTCCACCAGTTACGATAATATTTTTATACATAAGATATAAAGGGACCTTTCGTTTCCGAAAAAATCTATTAAAAGTAATAACTCTAACAAAGACGTTTTAGGCCTAAGAAAACATTGCTTTCTAAGATTTGAGTCCCATGTTCAGCTCAAAGAGAGAAACTGAACTTTCCTTTCATCATTTTTAGTTGTTACTTGTTACCTGAAGTAGAGAAGAATAACTCCCCTCATATCCACCTCAAATGATTAATCCCAATCATCTGAGTATGTTGTTTCCCTATAGGTCTTTTGGTTTCAGTGGTTTGACATCACTAAGAAGAGGATGGTTTTTATCTGCTTCAGAAACTTCTGCAGCTGCTAGATTTTCCCAAGTAATCCCAAGACTTGGGTCAGCATAGTTTACAAAAGCATACTTAGGTTTCAAGTCAAGAGCCCAGTAGTCATTGACAAGATAACTGTAAGAGACAGTCTCTGAAAGAACTTGAAAGCCATTAGCAACCCCTCTAGGAACAAACATTCCTTTTGAAGCATCAATCACTGTCTGGTAGACGTTTCCAAAAGTCTCTCCCTCACGAAGATCAACCCAAGCTCCTAAAACCTTGCCATCATCAGCAACTGAGATGTATTTATCCCAAGGTTCAGCATGAAGTCCACGCAGCACATGCTGACGTGAAAAAGAAACATTGTTTTGTAGTTTTCCTTCCTCAAAAAAACATTCTGGAAAGCCAATTGGCAACATTTTTTCTTTTTGGAAATTTTCTTTAAACCAGCCACGATTATCCCCACGAACAGGAATATCAAACTCTAGTAAGCCTGGGATTTCTTTGATTTCTCGGCAAGCCAATGGTTTGTCAAAAAAAGTTTCTGTCAT